TCGCTGACCTGTTGCCCGTCGTCCTGCCCATCCTCAGGCTCATCGGGCTCATCCGGCTCATCGGGCTCATCCGGCTCATCGGGCTCATCCGGCTCATCGGGCTCATCGGGCTCATCGGGCTCGTCCGGCTCATCGGGCTCATCCGGGTCCTCGGGAGGGTCGGGGGGGTCGGATTCGCCGTCGTAGGTCGTACCGTCGCAAGTGTCGCCGGTGGGGACACCGATCGCGCTGCACTCGTAACGAAAAAAGGTTGCGCCCTCGGGGCCGTACTCGTTCCAAGCGCAAACGGTATCTTCGAACGCGTAGCGGCAACCATTGCCACAGACGCCCGTGTAGTTCTTGCCGGCCCACGTCCACGTGTTTTGCTGGCGCGTAGCGCATGACTGGCTGAAATTGTATTCAGACGGCCCCGAAAGCGTTTGGATACGTTGGCATGGGGCGCCATTGGTGATGAGTGAGGGACCCGCCATAACGACGGTGGCGCAAACGTAGCGCTTGAACGATCCGAAGTCCCTAAGCTCGCAGCGCGGCGTTACTTCGGTGGCTTCGTATCCAAGGACACCGAAGTTGTAACCGACGATGGAAGCGGCATCTGCTTGGCACGCTGCGTATGCAGCGCCCTCATCGGGAAATGTGCGCGATGTCTGAGCGGCCGCGATGTTCGCAAGAGCTATTCCGAGAACAGCAACCAACCAGCGCCGACGATTATTGCGAAGACGATCCATCCGAACACCTTTGTTTCTCCCCGAGGAAAGCGAGCGCGCTAGGACGCGCTCACGCGGCTTAGCCGGCCTTGCGGCCCCACTTCACGGCCTTGGCGATCATCACCAGACCGAGGACGGCGAAGCCGACGGCGATGATCAGGCCGGTGGTCGCGGTGACGTAACCGAGGATTTCGGTCTGTTCCGATGCCAGGGCACCAGCGAAGGCCGAAGCGTTGCCGGCGGCGACGAGGGCGGCAGCCGAAAAGGTGCCGAGCGTGATGTTGCGGGTGGAAACGTTCATGGGTTGGTTCCTTTCAAAGTGAAGAAGCGAAGCGACGAAGCCACTTGACGAGCCACGCGAGAGCGAAGAGGCCGAAGACAGCGGCCCCAAGCTGCGCGCCTTCCGCTGGGGTAAGTGGCGGCAACCCCAGCGGCATCGGATCGGCCCACACTTCCGCTTCGCAGGTCTGCGTTTCCGCGTTCCACTGAATGCAAGTGCGAACCTTCATGCGTTACGCCTTGACCGGCGTCAGGTGGAGAACACGCGCAATCTGCAAGTCCCCGTACTGACCGACGGCCAAGGACTTCGGATCGAGCGTGTACGTGCCTGGGGCGTAAGGTGTGCCCGTATCACCGAGCGAGATGAGGAAGCGCGCCGGGTAGGCGTGGCCGGTGTGGACGTAGGCGGGCTGATCGCGGCGGCTCCACTGTTTGCCGTCCTTGTTGCCCGAACGGACGTTGACGGGCTCGGAGGTGATTTCGATGCGGATCATTTGCGGTTTTCCTGATAGTGCCCAGCGAGGGCGAGACGGATTGCGGCAGTCAGAACGGACATAGCGCGCCTTGGAGGTGGTAGTTCAGTTGATCCCGGGGAATGCCTTTAAAACGCCGGGGGATCGCAGACCGGCGAATGTCATCGTTGAGGAGCTGCGCGACGCGCTGAGCGCCGAGAGCTTGAGTGAGAGCGTCGATGCTCGGGCCGACTGCGGCGCGGAGCCACGAAAGGCAAGCGACAGCGTTTGCGGCGACTTTGCGCGCCGTGGTCTTGATTCGTTCGCAGACGTCGCCGGGAAGCTCGCGCAGGACGTTGTACGCGCCGCGGATGAAGCTGAGCGTTTGCGTCAGGACGGCATACGGAATCTCGCGCTCCTTCGCCCAAACGCGAAGCTCAGCGCGGAGCCACGGCGAATCCGGGTCGCCCTGTTCCTTGCCCTTTTCGTAGACGCAGAGTTCCTTGTTGCCCTTGCTCCCGACGTAGAGCGAGCGAGAATCGCTGCCCTCATACACGTGCCACTTCGGCGCCTGCCCTGCGGAGGCTTGGATTTCGCCAGCGCGTGCCATCGCTTCCCAGCGCGGGAAGTCAATATGTTCCGCCTTGTAGTCGTCAAAGGCGAGGTCTACGCGTGTCAGCTTTGTGCCGAGGCATTGAAGCTCCCAGGCTGCCGAATGCCAGCAACGAACAGCGGAGCAGCCGACGCCGGAAAGCTGGACATTGACGGTCCCGCGATTGCCGCCGAAGGCGACGAAACCGGCCGGCGTGGACGCGGTGGACAGCTTGCACGTGTGGGTATAGCCGTTCTTGCCGCGCTTTTCGGCTTCCTCGCAGTAGAAGGAGGAAACACCGAAGATGCGCCACACGAGTTCCCGGGCGTAGGCCGTCGGGTCTTGCGTCAGGAGTTCGAGGTCTGCGCCCTCGGGCTTGACGGTGAAGCTGAGCCAGTCCACGAGAGCGCCAGAGAGCGCCAAGCCGTCAGAGGCCATCCGGGGGGCGTGACGAACCTCCCTGCGGTCGGTTCGTCCCGTGTTACTACACGGGCCGCCCCCCGTCCCCGCGATCCCCACCCCATCGGCATGGGGGGGGATCACTTCTACGGCAGGCCAGCGGCTCAAGCGACCACCTCACGAAAAACAGTCATCCCGGCGCGCTCGGCGTAACGACGAGCGAGGCGGACGGCGTCAACGCGGGAAATGCTGTCGATGCAATGGAGGACGCGGCCACCACGGGTGACAAGGGCGGCGCGGTAGACGCGTTGCCGGCTGCGCCAGTCATGCGAAGCGATGACGGAGAGCGTCACGGGCTCGCGCATCAAGCCATCGAGACGGCTCACGCTTCGGGCTCCAATCGGATATCACGGAGCAGGACGTGATCGTTTGCGAGTACGAAAGAGAGGGCGGCGTTGTACGCGGCGTCCGGGTCGCCGCCGGCGTAATCGTGCTCAAAAAAGGCGAGCTCTTCGCCGTCCTGCGATGCCAGGACAACGACACCGAAGGGACACACGTAAATGTCCGCGTAGCCCTCAAAGCTGCAGAGATGTTCGAAGTGTTCCGAAGGGCTGGCACGACTCACGGCGCGACCTCCTGAGAGAGCGAGTCGCGACACTCCGGATCGAGGGCACAGCGGGCCTCAAGCTCATGCACTACGGCCAGCGCCTCATAGAAGGGCGCGGCGAGCATGGCGAGGCCAAGAAGGACGAAGAGGAAAGCGATTGTTGCGGCGGCGCGTTGGGGACGCATTGCGGGCTCCTTCTAGGGAAAGGCCCCGGGCACCTGCCGTCGCTAGGGGTAACAGCGGCAGGGCCTAGCCCCGGGGATGTCCCGAGCGTCGGGACGCCGCGAAACGTACCATGGGTCGGGACGCATCTGTCAAGAGGGTCGGGACATGTCTGCTACGTGGGAGCTTTTCCAGCGGTGGAAGTCGCGCATGGGTCACGAAAGCAACAACGCTGCGGCGTCCGAACTTGGGACGGCGCGCCAAACCGTGCAGAACTGGAAAGAAGGCCGAAACGGCGAGGCGCATTTCATCGAACGCATGGCGAAGGACCTAGGCGAAGACCCAGTGCCGGTGATCCTTGAGGCGTTCGCAGAGGCAGCGCGAGACGCGGAAGCACGACGCGCTTTACAGAGGCTCGCAAAGCGATTCAGGGGCGCGGCTATTGCCTTTGCGCTGGGTGCCCTACCCCTGACGGTTCCAAGCGCGCTACAGGCTCGCTCATGCGGCCTGACAAGCTATTCATTATGCGAACACCGCAACGCATCACGACGGGTTCAGCGTTCGGTTCCGCATCGTCGGGGGTTCCCCAAACGGAGAACTCCCACATGGAAAACATCCCGCCCTGCCTCGCGGCAATCGGCATGAACAAATGCGTTCGGGCGCTTTACAACTGGCAAGTCCACGGCAATGGAAGCCTAGCCGGGGCTTGGGTTGGTTGGCGGATCGCCGGGGACGAGCTGATATCGCCTGACGGCGTGCGGCTCACGCTGGGCATGGTGAAGCGGCTCGAATACGAAGTGTGGCTGCGTGGCGGACTGCGGAAGCGTCGTCGGCGTGCTGCCGTCGGGCGAACTCGGGCGCTCGCGCCCTCGGGGCTCCCTGCCCCGTCCGAGGACGGGGGCCCCGTCGCCCTGGCGGTTGCCATTCTTGGCCCGCCGTTGCGTGGTGAACGTGCGGAGGAACGCAGCGGCGCGGGGTTTAGCGGGAAGTGAAGTCGGGCGGCGTGTAGGGCTGCAACGTAGACCGATCGATTCCGGCTCCAATACCCACGGGGCCGGAATCCTGCTGCGTCGAAGCGTCCTGCAAGCTCTGCGGCATTTCCTGCTGGCCGGCTTCGCGGGGCGCGTAGCCGACAGGCCGAAGCCGAGGGTCCCAAACGCCATAGCGCGCCGCGTGGATGCAGACGCGATCATTGACGAGAACCGGCGTCATCTGCTGAGTGCGGCAACGGCACGAAATGCGCTCTACGCGCTGATCCCCGGTGATGACGCAGAACATGCGCGGATAGTCCTGCACTTCAAAGTGATCGTAGAGCGGAGCGCTTGCCGGGTCTGCGTCGATGCGAGGCGTACGGAGGAAAGCGTATTGCTCGAGCGTGAGCACTTCCTCGCCGTCGATCTGCACGGGCGTGCTCGCTACGCTGTGCGCGCCCGTTTGCAGATCTTCGGCAACGGTCGCGGCTTCCGTTAGTTCATCGGGCGTCAGCGTCGAAACCTGATAAACGAGAGCAACCGGAAGAACGATAGCGCCAAGCGCACCCATGACAAGAGCGCCAATGATCTTCTTGGGAATCTTCCGCTTGACCGTATGCAGCGTGGCCGATTCATAGAGCGCGAAAACCTCTTTCGGGTACTGCCACACCTGTTCCTGAGCATGGGCCTTGGCGGTCTGACCGTTGGGGCTCTCCTGCACGTGCGGCCATTCGTAACGGATCGTCGTTTGCGTGCCGAACTTGCGCGTCACGTGGATATGGCGCCCGAGCAGTTCACGGATGAAGGGCGCGAGCTGGTTCGGTGCCTGCGTGGTGAAAATGAAGTCGAAGCCGCGGTGCCGATGCTTGGCGAAATTCAGAATGCGCGGATCGTCGTTGTTCCGCAGGTGCCGTCCGAAGAATTCCCATGCTTCATCGACAAGAACGAGCGAGCCGTCCGGTAGGTCTTCCCATCCCCAAGGGTCTGGGATTTCTTCAAACAGGCCGGGCACGAGGCCGCGAACGTTGCAGACGAACGCGGGGCGCGTGGCGTTGTTCTGCATTTCGTGCCGCAGATCATCGACCGACTTTCCGCGTGGATTGATGCCCAGTTCCTTAAAGAATTCTTCAAGAGCGGACAGGGTCTTACCGGCACCCGGGGTGCCAGTGATGCAGGTGATGGGCATGGGCTAGGACTGCCGGATTCGGAGGATGTAGTTAGACGCCCAGACGATGCTCTGTG